CCGACATCTCCCGCCAATTCCCATTGGCGGTAGGCGGATATTCGACCGCGAATATGCGCCGAAAAGGCAGCAGGGAAGTAGGTGCCGAGCTCACACCGAGCTCTCCTGTCCCACTCGAGAACTTGGTTTATCCTCGTGCGAGTGGACAAGACCCCCGTGTTGGTACACGGCTTGGGCCACCTCTGCTTCCCTGGCTTGATCTCTTGTGTCCGAACTCTCTTGTTCTTACCCCCCTTGCCAAGATACATCACATTGGTACACATGCTAACATAAGTATCAATGAATGTATGGGGGATAAAGGCGTCTCCGGGCTGGTTACTGTCAACAGGGACCACTTGGTTAGCCAAGTGCCCCTTAACCACTTCGGAAACACCTCTCCATTTCCGCCGATCTGCGGGAATGGCAGGTACAGAGAGAGGACGGACGAACTTCGTTGGGTCATGAGCCCCTTCGTGCTCAGCATTCGTGCACAAGTACAACTCCCAGATTGCCCGTCTGTAAAACGCGGGAACTCGCAACCGCCCCTTACAGGGGTGACCGAGGCCACCCAAAACGGCGGGCAACTCTGGGGGACGCCCCTTCTTTACGGCCAACAACCGCTGCGAGCGGTAAATCGTCCGGGCACACCGTGCCAATCGATTGAAAGAAGTAGCGTCAACAGAATGCTGACTCATGACCCCATTACCATTCCTGACGAACTCCTTGAGGGATGGAGGTCTAAACGGTACGAAACCAGACCCTCCTCTCGTAAGAAGGGCATAGGCTTCGCAGAACACGAAACCTATCTTAGACCGGTAAGACTTACCCTCGTGGAGTTCGCTTCCTATCGCATGGGCTCTTTGCGAATAGGAAGAGACGTTGTCGGGATGAGTGACAGCCGCCAGATCATCGCCACAGATGATCCTGTGCGGACCGAGTCTATCGCTCATCCAGTGATTGAGGAGGCTGAGGATCGAGAACGAGCACGGAGTGCCCATCAACGATCCTCGAACTTTAGGTACCTCCACACACCCATCAATCACATCATAACGTCTTCGGCAAGCTTCAGCCGTTGCTGGTTCCATGTCCGAAAGACGGTAACGGACATAATGCGGATTCTGGCCCAAACCGAGAGACTCGGAGAGGGACTGGACGAGGTGTGCGGGCATGCCTGCACGACCAAGACCAGATATGACAGACAGAATCGCATCATGTCCAAAACCGTCAGTGGCACAAGTAAGGTCTGCCGAAAGGAAGACCTTACTATCATGGATACCACCCGCAACTCGAGCAAGGATGTCGTCTTCCGTATGCGGAGCATACGGAAGGACTGGACGACATCTCTCGACGATGCGAGGCCAGAGGACCTGTCTCACGAGGTC